TACCGTCACTGGTACCGCGAAAGTTATACCAACTGGAGTTGAAGTGGCAGCAGCGGTTGGAGATCTGAAACTGACGATCTGGAACGGAGTTCCGGATACAGGTGGGGGTGCATGGAGCGTGGTGGATGATTCAAACACTTCGACATGGATTGAAGTGAATACAGGTTAGGAGGATACATGGCCGATACGACGATACTACAACTTAACAAGCTTACAACGGGTTCCCACTCCGGAACGTGGGGTGACCTGACCAATGACAACATGAGCAAGATTGATACCTCCATCAAGGGGTACAACGCAGTGGCTGTCGCAAGCACGACACAGACATTGACAACAGGATCGGCTGGAACAGGAAATCAAATCAACACCGCTTCCTTCAAGTTTACGGGAACTCTCACTGGAAACTCGGACATCGTTTGCCCAGCACAGGCAACATGGTATTTCGTGGATGACGCGACAGACAGGACAGGAAGCAATCATACTTTAACATTCAAGCCATCCGGGGGAACCGGCGTGGCGTTGGTTAACGCGGCGAAGCACATTCTTTACACCGACGGTTCAACAATGTTTGATGTTGGCGCGGACATGGGAAACATACTCGCCAATGGAACATTCACGACAGCAAGCACTGTCAGCATGGATACGGGGTCATTCACGTTCAACAATTCCGAAGGGGATTATGACGCACGATTTGCGGGTGACAGTGAAACCAACCTTTTATTCATTGATGCCAGCACGGATCGCGTGGGAATTAATTCCAATGCACCACTCGCTGATTTCGATGTGGAAGGAAGCGCTCTCTTTAATGATGACGCGGCCGATAAGGATTTCAGGATAGAGACTGGTGGATCCGCACCGCAGGAAAAAATGCTTTTCATTGACGGTGGCAACGACAAGATTGGAATGGGAATTGCTTCAGGAGACGCGCCGGCTAACGCACGCGTTGAAATAAAGCAGAAGGAAGGAACGGGGGCCATTGCTCCTCTCAGCTTAAGCCAGTCCGATACGGATCAGGAACTTATTTATTTTGAAGGAACAGCCGCTACCGACAGTAGTGCTAGTATATCTACTGCCAGTACCACGACGGGTAGTAAGAATGGTGCCATTAGAGTAAACATAAACGGAACTGATCACTGGATTAGAGTTTACGATACAGCAGAATAGGAGTTTAAATGCCTCTTGTAGATATGCCTTTCACTCCTGGAATAGACAAACAGGATACACCCACGGGTGCTGAAGGAAGGTGGATTGATTCAGACAACATACGATTTCGCTATGGTCTTCCGGAAAAGATTGGAGGATGGGTGAAGGTGACGAGTGACGCCCTTGTTGGCGCCGCACGCGGAATTCATGCATGGTCATCCCTTGATGGATCTCCCTACACATCAATAGGAACAAACAAAAAACTTTACGTCTATGTCGACAGTGAATGGGCCGACATAACACCGATCCGCGCTTCGGGGACCGGGAACATAACTAATTTTACTACAACAAATACAGAAACAACCGTCGTTGTCCATGACGCAACACACGGCGCGAGGGAGGGTGACTTTGTCACCATTTCAGGCGTCTCAGGAACAGTCAATGGAATTGTTGCGGCGAACCTAGAAGGAGAATTCGAGATTATAGCGTTGGGTGATACAGCATCGCCGCCCACGGACCAGACAAATAAATATCAGGTAACGGCTAAAGCCGCTGCCACAAGTACAGGAGATGCAGGAGAAACAGCCAATGCAGCCTATCAAGTTAATACGGATCCTCCCGTATCCACAGCAGGATATGGATGGGGTGCTGGTACATGGGACGCAAGCACATGGGGAACTTCGCGTGCAGGATTGACAGGCGTGGAAGCCGTTCAACTGGATTCAGGAAAATGGTCGCTTGATAACTGGGGGGAAGACATGATTGCCCAGCAGTTAAATGGTGGTCTTTATTACTGGGATACATCCGTTGGAACAGGAACACGCGCAACTTCAACAACCGTTTCAAACGCACCTACTAAAAGTTTATTTACCATTGTCTCCGGCACTGACCGGCATGTGGTATGCTTTGGAACCGAGACTACCATAGGTAGTACAGGATCACAGGACAATATGTTCATTCGCTGGTGCGATCAGGAAGGAATAAACGATTGGACTCCTTCCGTCACCAACACGGCAGGGTCCCAAAGATTAACTGACGGAAGCACGCTCGTGTCAGCCAAGCGTTCACGTGGTGCTGTTCTTGTTTGGTCTGATACCGCGATGTACCAGATGCAACTTGTTGGTGCTCCATTTACATTTGGATTCTCTCAACTTGGTGCAAACTGCGGCGCTGTAGGATTAAACTCAACCATTGATGTTAATGGCACGTCCTTCTGGATGGGGAAAGATTCTTTCTTCATGTTTGATGGTTCCGTGCAGAAATTAAGATGCGCAGTTGAGGATTATGTATTTAAGGATATTTCAGAAGGTAGCCAGCGTGACACTTTCGCTGCCAACAACGGTGAATTTAATGAAGTCACATGGTTCTATCCATCATCCGGTTCAACAGTCATTGATCGCTGCGTGACTTATAATTACGCGGATCAAGTGTGGTATGTAGGAACCTTGGACAGATCGAGCTGGATTGATAAGGGAATTTATTCCTACCCGTATGCAACAACATATGATTCAAGTGACACGACTGCGACAATCAGCACGATCACAGGACTGACAGCAGGAAGAGCATACATGTACAGCCAGGAGTTTGGATCGAATGCAGAAAGCGCGGCGATAACAGCTTACGTGGAGTCTGGGGATTTTATGATTCCGCAGGCAGGAGAATATCTCATGTCAATAAAAAGATTCATTCCTGACTTCAAGAATTTAACTGGAACTGTTAATGTGACATTAAAGTTTCGGGATTATCCAGCGTCAACGCAAAGGACAAGTGGTCCTTTTGCCGTGACAACTGCAACAACCAAGATTGATACACGCGCACGCGGCAGGCAAGGTGCGCTTCGCATTGAAAGCTCAGCGATAGATGACGCATGGCGTTTTGGCACCTACCGTGCTGAAATTAGACAAGACGGGAGACGATAATGGCACAGATTGCAATACCACGTTTACCACAGGCACCGGAAGAATATGATCCATCACAGATTAATTCATTAATTAATACGATTGATTTGTTAATTCAGATTTTAAACACTTCCTATACACCGGAGCAATTACGATCGGAAGAGGAGGCCATGGCATGGTATTTAGGTTAAATGGCTAACAATTATAAAAAAGTCATGACGACAATCACTACCACGGGGGATTCAGCTACAATTTATACGGTTCCATCCGTGACTACGACCCTTGTCAAGACGGCGTGGGTGTACAATAATTCAGGTGGATCAGCGGCAATCACGCTTAAAGTTAATTCAACGGATCTCAGCACCAACTCAGCAGTGGCCGATAAAGCCACGGAATCCTTCTTTTATTTGGCTTCCAGCGACATTGGAGTGCTCGAGGAGGGGGATACAATAAAGATTAACAACAGCGCACAGCCAGTGAACGTCTATCTGGCGATCATGGAGATTTCATAATGGTTGATAACAAAGAAAAAACTTGCTATAAGGAGAGATTATGCCTATAAAAGATGATGGCGTAGTGGAATACGTGGAGATCAACGGGGAGAAAGTTCCCAAGATTGTGGTCCCCGCTGAGATTACCATTACCAACACACTAACAGGAAAGGAATACGGATCAGCGAAGGAAGCTGATGATGATGTTGCCGACCCTGCAACTGCCACGAAGTCAGAGCACATAAGACAGGATGTTTTGATCAAGGCAGCTATTCACGAAATATTAAAAGGTGACGCAGGAAAAGTATAATGGGTTGGTTAGACAAAGGTTTTAAAAACATAGTTAAAGGCGCAAAGGACTTGGTTCAAAGTCCTGCAGGAATCATGCTACTTGGTGCGGCAGCACCGTGGCTATCAGCTAGCTTAGGAACTGGTGCCAGTGGTACATTGTTAGGTAAATTTGGTCAATCAGGTTTAGGCAAATTGATGTCTTCACCATGGATCAAGAACGCCTTAACAAACGCGGCAATGCAAGGTGGAATCGCAACGCTTACAGGATCAAAGCATCCTTGGAAAGCAATGGGTTATTCCGCACTCGCATCAATGCCATTCACGGCACTTCAATCCGCACAAGCGGCGAATGCTTTTAATACAGAAAATTTATTAAAAGGTGATGACGCAGCTAAATGGTATGACTTTGCCTTAGGAAAAGATAAAATTATTCCAGGTGGAATGGGCTATGAAGATATTATAGGAGAAACTTTAGTTGATGATATTGGTTTTGAACCAACGACCTCTGAACTTGCTTCTGGTAAATATGAAGTTCCAAAAATGAAATTAGGATATTCTAAAGGCCCAGGAGGAGGACCTGTAGTAAGCCAATTACCTGATAAAACTTTTGAAAATTTAGGAGATCAGATGTCTTATTTCCTGAACCCAGAGCAGGCCAGCAATAGTATCGACTGTACTCCAGTTGCCACTGGCCGCGGCTCCGCTGGCGCCCGGTTCCAGAATGGCCGGGTGATAGAACCAGCCCAGACTGCCAAGCCGGTAATTGACCGTCACAACAATCACATCCTGTGACTGCGCCAGCTCACCGCCATTATAGTCACCTGCGTAACCACTGTTGTTGCCGCCACCAAAAATCCAGTACATCACCGGAAGCTGCTCTCCCTCCGGGATGTCTGAAGGCGCATAAACACTCAGATAAAGACAGTCTTCGCTGCCCACGATGCCATCGCCATCAGGATCCGCAATACC